CCTTTGATTGGTGCTGTGCCTGTAGTTGGTGCAAAAAAAGCTGTGCTGCCTATTTTAAGATTTTTACCTTTGGCACTTAATCGTAGCTTTTGTTGTGCAGCTTCTAAGATTATATCCATCTCGCCATCACCACGAAAATGCTGCTCAGGAGCCATGCGCGTAAAGTTTTTCTGACCGCCTTGCATAAACATATAGTCAGATTTCTTGAATACTTTTTCTACAGAGTTAGCAATTATACTAGCAGCTTCAGCCGCACCGAATGTATAGATGAGTGCATCAGCGTATCTGGTAAAATGTAAATTAACAGCAGCATCAGTGCTGCCTGTTGCATCACGAACAAAATCAAGCGTAGATGGTTGCTTGCCTTTGTCACCAAAATGACCTGCTCTTAACGTTTTCACTAATTCTTTTGCATCTGGATCACGATCCAACTGTGCTTGTTTAGCCATAAGATCAGCAGGCGTGAAGTCTTTAAACAAATGTGTATTGGAAACAGCATCCATTGTTTCAAACATCATAAAGGTATCATCACTAAACCCACGCTGGTTTATGTCTAGCCGACCATCACGCATACGATGCGTAGCCTGCTTAAAAAAGTTACGCATTGTAAGAAGAGCCATAGGGTTATCGCTATTCTGTGCAAGATAACCTTCGATTATATCTGGACTAAATGCTTTGATTACAAAATCTGGTAACTGACCATTGCCCATAAGAACCTGATACTCAGGTGCATTTCTGTCACCCATTAAAATAGTAGGCAGGTTGTTTAAAAGATCTTGCGGCGTACCAATAGCATACGCACCTGTTTTTAATATATGACCAGATGCTTTAGCAGACATCGGCACACCTTGTGCTGCCATGTTTGCATATGCGCTGCGTAGCAAACCATCTTTGTTAGCTTTTGCCTGTGCAACGATATTGTTTTCTACGCTATCAAATGCTGATGCAAGCTTATCTCTGACATCGCCATAACCACTGGTAGAAATAATTTCACTTAACCCAACCTCATCCAATATTTTTCTGTGGGTTTCATTTGTAATGTTGCCCATATTGCCAGTACGAATAGCGGTCTGAGCAGACTGCATGATATTGCCAATAGGTATATCACTTGTGTATGGATTAAAATTGTCACCAATATTTTGAATTAATGTTGATGCAACATTGTCAAGCTTGCCAAGAAAATGCTCTGTATTAATCTTATCTCTTAAAGTTTGGAGCATCTCTCTTTCAACAAGAGTTGGAAACTCTTCTTCTAATCCATCAATAATTTCAAGAATGTTATTTTTATTGTAATCAGCATCATCGCCAACTACATCACCACCCTCAAAATCTTTTGATTGGATATTAACCAAAGCACGTTGATCTTTAATTGCACTTTCTAAAATCTGCACACGATTAACAAAAGCTTGTTTATGCTCAACACCTAGCCTGTCAGCATAAAGCTTTTTGCCATGTGAAAAACCTTCAGCATCAAGCGCAGACGCAATAGATGCAGCATATTTAGATAAGCTAGGATCAGAAGATAACCTCTTTAGTGTGTCTTCAGAGTAAGCTTTCCACTTTGCTTGAAAGCCAACATAATCTTTTTTAATATCATGTTGAGCATGTAACTCGTTAGCATGCATTTGAGCATCTAAGGTTAATCGCTCAATATATCTTTTATCACCAATAGGCAGAGCGTTTTGTCGAGCAACCTTAGAAAAATTTTCTGGTATTTCTATTGGCCCTAAACCACCATCTTTAGCTTTACCGAATGCCGCAGCCGCACCAAATGCTTTACCTTTTGTTTCTTCAGCAGCATAAACTTTGGCATAGTCATGCTCAAAAAGTGCCTGCCCGATACGCTGGAATGCTTCACCAGAAGTATCACGCATAGGCTGAACCACACCAATAGGCTGGTTATAAACAGGAGTGCCTTTGAACTTAGGTATCTCAGCCATTAATCACCCCCTGTTACGGATGTAATCTTATCCATGCCAATTGCAAAGCTAGCCATGCCAGACATCATCGTTGCGTTAGCATTGATGTTGCCTTGCATCCTTGTGTTCTCTGCTTGGTAACGCATACGATTTTGCGTAAACATGCTTTGCGTTGTAGCTCTGTTCATCTGCTCAATGCTTTTATCTTTGCCAGCATTAACCCTTGCTTTAAATGAACGAGAGTTCTGATCTATATTGTTGACACCGCGAACTGCGTTTGCTGTTGAGCGATAGGTTTCAAATGCATCAAGGCGATCATTATGTTCTTGCTCAGACCGAATACGCTCAAGCCTAGCGTTAAACTCTTGCTGCTCTGCAACGCGAGCCGCTTGCCTGCGTTGTGCAGAAGCCTGTTGAAACGAACCAAACAAGCTTATTGCCTGACCTATCATCATTAAATTCATTAAAAAGCCACCTCAGTTACCAAACCATTTATCTGAATAGACAGTGGCGCAGATTGAGATATCGTAACGCGAGGGTCTTTACTATACCCAAGCACCCTAAACTCTTCCTTACCGCTGACCGCAGCAACACCACTTGCCTGATTTTGCTGAACTGTACGAATAATCATATCTGTGCCATTGACTGACACACTCAATGTATTCTCAAGATCCAACGTAACTTTTGTTATTTTACGAGGCGCACCAGTAAGAGGGCCGCCCGGAACCGCGCCATCGATAGGCAAAGTTTTTAACTCTGGTGTAAATCTGTATCCAATCTGTGCAGCCGTAGATAATTTAACTGCGCTGACATCTACATTGCCACTACCTACAGTAAACGTACCAAGAAACTCAGTGCCATCTACGACCTCAACAGTTGCACCATTTGCAAAATGAGATGACACATCAAACACACCATTGCTGCCAGTAAAGTCATTACAGAAATCCATTTTCATAGATGTGTTGAATTGTTCAAGAACCAGCTTGTTAGTGCCAGCACCAGTATCCCTTATTGAAACAGTAAAGAGATCTTCATCTACAGCACATACAGAATGGAACCTGCCTTCAGTTTCCCATCTCATCCAGCCAGCACGTTTCTCATCACGCAAACTATGGAACGCAGCAATTTCACCATTGTCCATAATAAACATTCCATATGCGCCTGGTCTTGCAAGCGAACCTTTAACCGTAGTCAATTGAATAGGGTTGCTTATAAGATGGCTGGACAACAATGACACCATTGTAGATGTGTAAGCTGCTTCAGAATCCGAAAAGATATATTCTCTAATGGCTGTGCCAGTAGCTTGAACATACAAAGTTGCACCATCAAGAGATTGTGGTCTGACATAACCAGAACCAACAGGCGTTTGCAGAGATACCTTAGCTTTAGCTGGTGTTACTGGTGCGTCTTGAAAAGCTGGTACATAAAACTCTGATTGTGATGCAAACACTTGCAAGTCGCGATTAGACACCAAATGGCGTATTTGATTGGTAACACCAACACTTGCATCAATGTCAATTGCATCATCATCTTCAGCCGTACCAATATCAAAGTTAAAATAATATCCAGTCTTTGATCCCCATAATCCGTCTGGCTGACTTGGCGTACCACCAAACCACAACCTATCCTCATGGAATGTGATAGCCTGCGGAAAGCCTCTGAGTGCGCTGTAAGACTGCTCATACCATTCAGTGGTAGCTGCACTGCTCTTTACAGTTGGAGAGCCTCCTCCGTCAGCCTCAGACGTTGCAGACGCACCTGCGGTTATCTCGTATTTGTTGTCATCAATGATACGGCTAATGGTTCGACTGCCATTAATGTTACTTGCAGCAATACCGCCTAGCCCACCAGCCTCAGCAATAACAACAGTTGCACCAGAAGCAAGGCCATGAAGAACGTGCGTTACTTCTATTTTGTTTGAATCCTTTTTGGTTTTTAAAGCATCAATATCTAGCTGCGTTGTTAGTTCGCCTTGAAGGATTGCCGTAACTGTAGTGGCGTTTGTAAATACACTAATTAGTGCTTCAGTCTCGCCTATCAATAATCTTGTGCCTACATGACCAGCCGCAAAATAATTTTGAGAACAGGTAAGCGTTACTGTTCCTGATGTGCCGCTAGAAGAAATGGTAGTGCCAGCGCCTTGAAAGTTATAATAGGGCTGATGTTTTTTATTGCCATCAATCGATTGATCAAAAGCAAAGACACGCATCTCAAACGTAGTTAATCCAGTTCGTACTAACTCACGGCACAAAAACGTGCGGTGAGCGACAAACATAAAGTCACCCTTTTGGGTGTAAGTAAATTCTACAAGATTAGTATTGTCGAAAGGAACAGCGTCACCATTAACGTCAGCAGTAAGCGTTTGAACATGGGAGACAGTGCCGTTGGTTGCGATACGGAAAATATCAATGCGAACATTTGAGAAAGCAATAATGTATTTCTCATCATCGGAGAATATAAATGGCTCAAGCCTAACTTGTTGAGCCAACGCAGCATCATATGTAAGACCAAATTCATATATGCGTTCAGTGCCAGGTCTGTTAATGACACCGCCCTCTGCTCTAATAAAAAAGTTCTTAACAGATTCCGCAGCCGCTACATAAACAGGGCTGTCAGTTCTGGATCGTAATGACGGACTGACTTCACCAAAAGAAAAGTTATTAAGCGGTACGCGAATCCTCGCCATTAACTTCGCCTTTCAGCTATAAACCTCGATGTTCTAATTCTGCGCGTTGTCTGTTGCTGGCTATCTAATGTCTTAGCCTGTTGCATTAACTGCGCTGCTTTCTTTTCAAACATGGTTGCAAGCTGCTCATCTCTGGCAATTGCAAGAGCAAAGGCCGCAGCTAAAGCATATTCAACAGATAGCGTAAAATAACTTGGGAACTCTTGTTCGCCAGCGCGGAATGAATAGTCAGCCACAACTACGTCACCGCTACTCATGTCAGAGAATACTTTGTCTCCGTACACATTATATTCAATGTTGGCACTATTAACTGTGATAGCATGCAACATAAGCAGATCAGTAGGTAGCTGATGTGCTGTCGCAAAGCGTCCAGTAGGTGCGGCAGTTAAAAGATTTAGCACAGCTTGGTTAGTAGCAAACCGCCAGCGACTAGCGCAGAGCGCAGTTTGAACAACATCCTCATAAATATTTGAGGCAACAAGTGCCTCGGTAGATGTGGATGTAAAAGACGTAATAGGCTCTGCGCCAATAAGAACTAAAGCGCGAGCCGCAATGTCTATATCTGAATTAGCTTTTGA